CTGGCAGTGAGAGAGGTCTGGCAAGTACCTTGGGTGGTATCTAAATGAAACATAAAATTCCAAAAGAATTAGGAACAATAGACGAACTCATCTCAAGATTTGATGCTGCTGTTGCTCGCAAGCAACCGTGGATTAATCATCTACGAGAGTGTTACGACATGGCCTTACCGCAAAGAGAAAACTTTTCAATGCATGCACCAGGGCAAAAGAAGAATGTTGATATTTATGATTCCACCGCGGTTGTGGGCGTACAGAAATTTGCATCAAGACTTCAAGCAACTTTGATTCCACCCTGGCGTACCTGGTCTAAACTGGTGGCCGGATCAGAAGTCGAAGATAAAGAAGAAGCGCAGGAGTATTTAGACGAGGCAACTGAGGTTTTATTCGATCACATAAATCATTCAAACTTTGCCACCCAAGCACACGAGGCATTGTTGGATTTAAGTATCAGCACTGGTGCATTGATGCTTGAAGAAGCCGAGAAGGGCGGTGAATCTTTATTACATTTTACTGCCGTACCTTTAGCGGATCTATATCCAGAGGAAGGCCCAAAGGGATCAATAGAGACAGTGTGGCGTGATCACAAGGTACCTGCTCGCCATGTTGATAGATTGTGGCCTGGTGCTGAACTCTCAAGCGAGTCGAAGAAGAAGGTTATCGAAAACCCTGATCAAAAGATTGATCTAATCGAAGGCACTGTATTCGAGCCAAAGAAGAATGTTTATTATCAGTGCGTGATTGAACGCAAGGCCAAAAAATTAGTATTTACCCGCTTCTATGAAGTCAGTCCCTGGATCGTGTTTAGAGAAATGGTGGTGCCAGGAGAGCTCCTTGGTCGAGGTCGAGTAATGCAGATCCTACCGGCAATCAAAACGGTTAATAAGGTTAGTGAGTTTGCCCTTAGAAATGCGGCTTTGGCAATAGCTGGGGTTTACACCGCACAAGATGATGGCGTGATCAACCCTTACAACATTACATTGGAACCCGGCACTATTATCCCGGTCGGATCCAATGATCATACCAACCCAACACTCAGACCACTTGATCGCGCTGGAGACTTTAATGTTTCCGATTTAGTCATCTCAGATCTGCGAGATTCAATCAACAAGGTGCTGTTTGCCGAGCCATATGGCACGATGGACTCACCCACCAAGACAGCGACTGAAATGAGCATGAGAGGTCAGGAACTAATGATGGATGCTGGATCTGCCTTCTCAAGATTACAAACCGAGTTTGTTGAGAAAATCATTAAGCGCGCCGTCTACATTCTGAAGAAGAATGGCAAGATTGCCGACTTTGAAGTTGATGGTCGTCAGGTGACTATCAAGCACACATCACCACTGGCAAGAGCACAAGACCAAGAAGATTTGATTGCTATCCAACAATTTATGGAAATTAGTGGCTCTTTAGGCCCAGAGATATTCGGTCTGGGAACGAAGGTAGAAGATCTACCAGCCTGGATCGGCAAGAAGTTAGGCATTGATCAGAAACTGTTACGCACGGAAGAAGAAAGAAACGATCTACAACAAAAGGCCGCCGAAGCTATGAAACAACAGGAACAGGAGGCAGTGCCTAATGAGCAGCAGTTGGGATTCGCTTGATTTAGATGGTAAAGCAATCAAAAAGGCAAAAAGAGACAACGATACAAAAGCTAGAGAGATTGCAAGTCGCTTTTATGAATGTTTCAGTTCCGATGCGGGTTCGTTCGTTCTTGAGAGACTTAAAGAAATCACGATTAATCGATCGGTCTTAAATGCAAACTCGACGCAGTTCGGTGCTGGCATTAGAGAAGGTCAGAATATGCTGGTTCGACAAATACTCGATCAGTTGGTTTTAGCCCAGGATAAGAAAAAGACATAACAGGAGAATGCAGTGAGTATTGAAGATACTTTGATTGATGAAGTAGTAGAAACAACAGAGACAACAGATACAACAGATACCACACCAGAGGGCTGGTTGCTTGCTGATGAGGTGGCCGGTGAGGGTGATCGTCCTGAGTGGTTTAAGAACAAATACAACTCAGTCACTGATCAGGCGATGGCCTATGGAGAGTTAGAAAAAAAGTTCGGAGGTTTCACTGGAGCGCCAGACGGCGAGTTCGAGCTCACATTGCCAGAAGGCGTTGAGGGAGAGTTCGATACCGAGGATCCGAGGATTGGCTGGTTCCAGGAAGCGGCCAAAGAGTCAAACATGAGCCAGGATACCTTCACAAAGTTACTGCATGGCTGGGTAACGCACGAGGTTAGTGCGGTCGATGGTGCCAAAGAAGATGAGATCAAAGCACTTGGAAATAACGCCAAGGCAAGACTCAAGGATCTTGGTGATTGGGGTAAGGCTAATCTATCAGCCGATCATTTTGATAGCTTTAGGGAATTAGCCAACAGCGCCAAAGGGGTCGAAGTGCTTGAAGAATTAATAGCTAAAAGCGCCGAGGGAAAAATGCCAACCGGCAAGGAAACATTAACACCTCAAATCACCCAGGGCTCACTCGATGAGCTTATTGCCGATCCGCGTTATAAGACATCACAAGAATATCGAAAAGAAGTTGAGCAGAAATTTAAAGATTTTTATGGCTAATGAGGGTCAAAGATAAAACCGGCAAGTTTGTGAACGATACGATTATTAATCGTCTCAAAGCCTGGCTTTGGCGTTTATGTAGAAAACCATGAACCAAAAAAAAGATACAAACACTTGACAATAGGCTAACTATTAGATAAGATTTGTAGCGAATCCAGCGAATGGACACCTCTTAACAGAGCCCACCACGCGGGAATATCGGCCCGCAAGGTGCGGATACCCGGACAAGGTATTTAGTTTTGTTAATTTGAGGAGGACATTATGTCTGCAAGTTTATCCGCTGCTGCACAGCAGCTATTCGATTCGGAGGTCAAACATGAGTTTCAGACCGCCGGAGCACTAAGAGGCACCACTACAATAAGAAACAACGTAGTTGGTGATATTTATAAATTCCGTAAAATGGGCAAGGGCCTAGCAAATCAGAAATCTACATCAGCCGATGTTGTTGCTATGGGCGTCTCGCATTCATTGATCAGTTGTACTTTGCAAAATTGGAACGCTCCAGAGTACACAGACATCTTTGACGATGCGGAAGTTAATTTTGAAGAAAAAACAGAGTTACAGCAAACGATTGCTGGCGCTTTGGGTCGTCGTTACGATCAACTAATCCTGGACGCTATGGATGCGGCTACTGCAGGAACTTCTATTTCTGCCAGTAGTACATCCTCAGTCGGTCTTACCCTGGACAATCTAATCGAGGCTGGTACAGCTTTGAGTGATAAAGGGGTGCCTTCCGGCGGTCGTCATATCGCGATCAGTGCCGAAGGACTTAGAGATCTGTTAGGTGATTCTTCAATTACCAGTGCCGATTACAACAATGTTCGCGCTTTGGTAACAGGTGATCTAAACACCTTCATGGGCTTCACTTTTCATTTGATTGAAACACGCACAGAAGGTGGTCTCGATCTTTCCGGTAGTGTTCGTGAAGGCTTCGCCTGGCATGAGAGTGCTGTGGGAGTCGCAGTCGGTATTGAAATTACCGCGAAGATTGATTGGATCGCTCAAAAGACATCATGGCTGGCTAACGGCGTGATGAAAGCTGGCGCTGTCGTTAGAGATGGTGACGGTATAGTATCAGTCAAGTGGAACGAGTAATTCATTCCTAGATTGATATAAACATGAAGATGGCAGGTCCCACCTAAAAAAGTGATACCTGCCATTTTTTTAAGAAGGAGGATGTATGGCAACAGACATTGAAATTTGCTCAAACGCCCTAAACATGGTTGGCCACAGTTCGATTGCCTCTTTCACTGAGGGTGGTGCTGGAGCTGGTATCGCCAAGGCATTGTATGAAACCACCTATAAAAACTTATTATCACTACACCGGTGGCGGTTTGCTTCGGCCAAAGAAACACTTGGACGACTGACAGCAACACCAATCAACGATTGGACGTATGCCTTCCAACTGCCAAGCAAATACATTATGGCGATCAAGATATATCCAAATGTCGATTATGAGATCTATGAGGATAAATTGTACAGTGATGCCTCTGCACTCGATCTTGATTACATCTTTCAGACTGATGAAGCAGCATTACCTGGTTATTTTCAAAGACTAATCGAATTTAATCTTGCCTCGCTCTTTTCAATCTCAGTGACAGACAGTTCAACCAAGGCAGAAGAATACCGGCGTATGTTTGAGGATCAACTTAAACGTGCCAAGTTTATTGATTCTAATGCTCGACCTGCTGATGCGATTGTGTCGTCACCTTTCATTGATGCTAGACAATAATGCCAAGAGTTATTAATCTACAAACCAGCTTTAATTCAGGAGTTCTTGATCCTAGATTAGCTGCGCGTACCGATCTTAAACATTTTTACCAGGGCGCCGCGATTGCACTGAACGTCCAATCTTTACCCCAAGGAGGGATGACACGGCGTCCCGGTTTTAAATACATAGATACGATCAACAACAAAGCCAGGCTCGCATCCTTTGCTTTTAATGTTGAGCAAACTTATTTAATGGTCTTTACCAATCAGAGTGTAGCGATCTACAAAGATGGGGTTAAACAAGCCGATGTCACCACCCCGTGGACTGAGGCACAACTGTTTGAGCTGCAATGGACACAATCCGCAGACACCATGATCCTTGTCCATGAAAATCATGCGCCACGAAAATTAGTTAGAGGGTCCTCTCATACATCCTGGACCTTATCTACGATCGCTCTAACCAACATTCCGCAATACGATTATGCAGGCGATTCAACCACATTAAATGGCGCGATAAGCGATTCAGATGTAACAATTACAGTAGCTAGTACCACTGGTTTTGTGAGCGCCGGAAACATAAAAATTAATAGTGAGTTAATCAGCTACGCCGGCATTACAGCAACAACTTTTACTGGCTGTACTAGAGCACAAAACAACACAGTAGCATCTTCTCACGATGATGGCGATACAGTAACTAGCGCTGAGAGTGTCTGGTCCACTTCCAAGGGCTGGCCAAAAAGTGTGACCTTCTACCAAAGCCGCATGTGGTTTGGTGGGTCTAGAGAACGACCGCAGACATTATGGGGATCTAAGACCAACGATTTCTTTAATTTTGATTTTGGTACCAGTCTGGACGATGAAGGGATCTCAATTACTTTGGACACTGATCAGGTCAACGCAATCACTTCTGTATATGCCGGACGCCACTTATTGATCTTTACTACGGGAGGTGAGTTCTCCATTCAAGACTCTCCAATCACCCCAGCGAAGTCATCAGTTAAACGTCAAACCTCATTCGGATCTAAGTCAATACCACCAAAATCGATTGATGGATCTATTATATTTGTAGAGCGCACCGGAAAGTCAGTCAGAGAGTTCTTATTCTCCTATGCCGAGGACGCTTACACAGCAGGCACAGTTTCTTTGTTGGCATCACATTTGCTTAACTCTCCGGTTGATATGGATGCCTCCAAGGGAACCTCCACTGATGACGCCAACTATGTTTATTTTGTTAATGGTGATGGCACGGTGGCAGTATTTAACACCCTTCGAGCACAAGAGGTAGGGGGCTGGACAAAATGGACAACCAGTGGCACAGTTGAGGGTGTGGCAGTTGTTGTTGAAGATGTATATTTTCTGGTGAAAAGGACGATTAATGGGTCTACAGTACGCTATTTAGAGCAGATCGACGTCAACAGCTATACCGATGCTAATAAAACAATAACATTAAGCACAGCAGGAACCTCAGTCACCGGCCTTTCTCATCTTGAAGGTGAAGAATGTCGTGTTCGTGCTGATGATTCTGTGATGACCAACCAGACTCCGGACAGTAGTGGTTCAATCACTATTGAGCGTGATGCCACGGTTGTGGAAGTCGGGCTGAATTATGACACCGAAATAAAAACCATGCCAATTAATATGGATTTCCAAGACGGGCCAACGCTGACGCGCAAGAAAAGAATTGTCAAAGTAGTGGCTAATCTCTATCAATCTCTTGGTGTTATAGCAAACGGTGAGTATTTGGTTGACCGCAGTTTCGGCTCGACATTTGGCAGCAGTTTAACCCCATTTACAGGAATCAAAGAAATGTATTTATTAGGCTGGACAGAGCTGGCACAAGTCAGTATTACGCAAACCGATCCAACCCCAATGACAATCTTGGGTTTGGGCGTTGAGGTGGAGGTATAAGATGGGGGTATTTGTAACAGCATTGGCAACAGGACTTAGCGCATTATCAAGCGTTAGAGCAGGCCAACAAAAAGAAGTCGAATACCAAATGCAGGCCGACCGAGAGCGCTTCGCCGCTAGAGACAGAGAGGTCCAGCGCAGGCGTCGTTTAGTTGCAGCTCTAGCATCACAAAATGCTTATCGAGGAGCTTCTGGCGTCAGAGGAACAGAAGGATCGCCCGCACATATGCTGAAGTCAGATTTTGCCTTGTTTGATTATGACCAATCGATGGCCAGGGCCAACACTTCCATGACCACGCAGTCACTGTTGCGTTCCGGCAAATACGCCAAGGAGTACGGCTACATGAGTGCTGGAACTACTTTGTTGGAGCATTACTCATAATATTATGCCTGTCAGATACCAACCCTCAGTACAAGTACAAGCAGTAACAGTGTCAACTGGCGCCTCGCAGAACTTAGATTCTCTAGCGCAGCGGTTACGGTCGTTCTCTAATCGACAGCGAGATATTATGAGCCGTGAACAGGCCGCCTTATATAAATCTTATGCCGACGGCATTGAGAATGATGTCATTGAAACAATCAGCAGGTTGGCGATTGAAAACGAACGCAACTATGAGCAGTTCGAGGTCAGTGTCGCAGCCTACGAAAAACAATTGTTGAGCTCTATCAAAGAATCGGAATATGTCTCTATTACTAAGCAAATAATCGACAATAAGCGCGTTCAATACGGACAAGACGTTTATCGAAAAACCTTTGAATTTAATCGAGCGATGCAGATAGAGGATACGGAAAAGAATATTAATATTACTCTTGTAGACACCGAGAATATGCTTGATAGTGCTATCCGTCAATATCATACTGGTGGTTTGGGAATTTATAAATACTTCGAAAATATGACACCACTGGTGCAACAACAACTGGCTGTCATTCAAGGAAAAATTGACGGCTTACTCACCCTCGGTGTTTCTCCAGAGAAGGCTACCAGTATCGAAGAAGGGATGATCAAACAACTTTTTCAATCGGCGGCAATGACAGAGGTTATGGTTAGCATTGAAAAGGGCAGCGGCTGGGATGATATATTGTCGTTCTACCGGGATCCGACGAAATTCTTCTCAAGCCGTGAACACCTGAATGCGCTATTCCCGCAAGGAGTTAAGTTCTCTGATGAAGAGAGCAAGACGATCTTTAAAGACATGATGATGGTACTCAACGACTATCAAACCCAGCAAGACTACCAACTGCGAAAACAAGCAGAAGTGGAGGAGCAGGGTTGGAATGACAATTATTCAAACTATCTAGATCTGATCGTCGAGGATCCAGACGCAGTCACACCGCTAATGATAGCACAGGCGCTGAAGAGTGGAACCCTGGGCAATACGCAGCATGATGCGCTACTCAAGCTGGTGCAATCTGGTGGCCTTTACCAAGAGGATCCTGACCTGGTGGTTGACCTGCAAAGCAAGTTGTTTGATCCCACTTATTCACCCCTTGATCTGCAAAGAGAAATCCTCACTGCGGCGTTTAATGGTGAGATTAGTCCGGCGACACAACAGCGATTACTCACTACACTGCGAAGCAACACCTTGGGAGATATAACCAGAACAGAAGATTATCAGATGGTGGTAGCGGAAATTAGAACCGAGTTTCGCACCACTGGCCCACTGGCGGCCTTTGATCAGGGAGAGTCCAGGCGCATATCTCAGGCGCTTCGAGAACTGTACAGGCGTGTTCAATTGGGAGAGCGTCCTCTGGACATCGCCGATGAAATTAAGGAGCAGTACGGCAAACAGAAAGCCAACGCAAGCCAGATTGTTTTATGGAACCCAAACTGGGTGGGTAGTGCGGAATCTCCAGACAACAAAGGAACCCAAACTAGAATCGGCGAAATGCTTGCAAAGGAAATTATCAGTGAAGCCGAAGCCAGCAAACAGCTACAAGATCTGAAATTGTATATGAAAAGCTACGAAGCACGGATGTCAAGATAATGCTAAAGATTGGAATTACAAAAAGCAAAGAAGCGCTTGCCGGACTGCCAGAGATTAAGCCTATTGAGTATGGCAGTGCTCAAGGAAACCCAGACTTAGAGGATGATTTTACAAATTCCTTTTTTGCAAGATTAGAACAAAGAGAAAACTATGACAGCTCCGTAGAAAACGCCAAGCGCTTGTATCAAAATTCCATCGCAGTTGAACCAGAGGATGAGCTGGTTGAACTTGGCTCCTGGTTAATGCAAAAACAACCGAAACAGGCTATCTGGGATATTCCAGCTAGTATTGATGATATGGGTCAATTAGTATATAGGGGCGAGGAGCCTCAAGAGAGTGACACAAGTAGCGCACCTGGTTATTTAGATGCGCCTGGAGACTCACTTCTTGCCAACACATGGAATGCACTACCAGACGAAGTACGACACCTAGTTTTCCCACTGGTAGCACCGTTTTTACTTGGCGCCAAAGAGGAAAACCCAGCACTAAAAGGTGTTGTTATTGGTACCCAAAAAGCGGCACAAGGAATATTAGATTTAGGGCGCGATATAACCAATTCTCTAGGCGGTGAATTTAGTGAAGAAGATTGGATTAAGATTCCACAAATTCTTGATTCTAATCCCGACTCAACAACAGAAATGGTGGTGAGTGGTTTTGCTCAGTTTATGTCGGTATTCGGTGCATTAGGGGGTATGAGCAAAGGCGCTACACTGTTTAAACAAATGTGGACGGGTGGTGTTGCAGACGCTTTGTTCGATCCAGAGGAGGGCAACATAGGAACCCTTTTAAGAGAGTTGGATATTGACAACGCGCTAACCCAATTCTTAGACTCAAAGGTTGGTGAAGACGCTGACGCTTTAGAAAGATTGACCGCACGAGCCACAAACATATTTGAGGGAGCTGGCATTGGTTTTGCGGTTTATTATCTGATTAAAGGAATTAAAGCACTTAAAATCGAGATTCAAAACTCTGATCCTGAGTTGATACCCAAAGTCTTGGAGAGGTGGTTTGGTATTAAGTTAGACATTAAAAGCAACATTGTTGAACCAGGGCGGACAAAAAACATCCTGAGTGCAAAAGACTTTAAGCGCAACAAGGACGGAACGTACGTTGGTTTTTCTAAAGCAATCAACACACCACAGAAAATGACCAAACTCATTAACAGAATTGAGGGTTTCGCTAAAGAGGCAGAGAAGGGCAGATATTGGTATGAAAAATCTTCAAAAGCAATTATGAAGGCTGTTGGTAATGATCCTATAGAAGCAGAAAAGTTAGCTCAAATTATTGCAGTGACTTCTCAGTCAACTGGTGTTAAGACTAATACAGGTTTTGCACTTAAAGCCTATTCACAATGGAAAGCAGGTCTACCTATTAAAACTGGTAGATTCCCAAAAGAACAAATCAAAAAGATTAATAATATAATAAATGGTATCCCCTGGGAGGGTAGAAAGACTAACTCATTCTATCGAAACCTAATGGTGTACATCAATCCTAAAGTTGCAAGTGAGTTACCAACAACACAAGATATATGGATGGCTAGAGCGTTTGGTTTAGACTCAGACGCACCTACCTCTGCTCAATACGAGGCTATGGAGAGAATAACCAAGACTCTTGCTGAAAAACTTGGCTGGAAACCACACCAAGTTCAGGCCGCAGTTTGGGTAGCAATAAAGGGAAGGCACGATCCTGTAAAGTCAGCCATAAATAAATACGCTAAATCGAAAGGTTGGTTGGATGCTAAAGGTGACGTGCTACCTAAGTATGAGAAGAAGTACAACAAGTATTTCAACGAACAGGTATTCGAGGCAGAGTTTGATGAAGAGCAGATGCTTAAAGCAGCATACGATTATGCTGACGGCATTGAAGATAATTTAGGAAATATCGCACTTGAGGCTATACCGGGAAGATCAACCAACGTACTTCCTGGAATACATAACGCTAAACCAGAACAGCAAGCAGCGTTTACCAAGGATATGTACGGCATTTTCCTTAAGGATGGTGTTGATCAACTTGCTAAAGAGATCGGCATATTAGCGCCGGATAACTTTATAGGGTTTGGTGGTTGGGTTGGCGATGTTAACCCAAGTATTCAGTTACGGGCAGTTATGTCTGGCACTGATGAAGCGGGCAAGATTAATCTTGCCGACAAAGAGTTAATTGAACTCTATGCCAGTGTTGTGGGTCATGTTTTTAGACAAGAGGGTGTTGCTTACAGAAGGGCTTTTAAGGCAAAGAACTGGAATGAGAAGAATGGCGTTACAGTTCGTTTAGAAGAGGGCAGGCTTTTAACAAGAGAAGAGACAGAGAGATTGTATAAGTCTCTTGAGGAAGTTTTTGGTGATTCTTGGACTTCACCAATCCCTTCACACAATGGTGTAGAACTTATTAATTACACAGATGATATTGACAACAAAATATTTATGGATATGGTCGAATCTGCTATAATAAAAGCTGATTTACCGACCACAAAAACAGGTTCTTTCAGGTCAGAAGGTAAATTATTAGGAAATAATTGGGAGGTATATCCAAATGGGCAAGGTTATCAGGGAAGATTTGAAGGACAACGATCCGATCTTTACAACAGGCTGGTCGATAAGTACGATCAGAAAGCCGAAAAAGTCAGACAAAAATACGCAGACCAATACGGCTGGGGTGAAGCGGGCCAACAGGCCAACACCACAAAAGTAAAACCTCTAGGGTCTACAACAGAACCCAAACCTAAATCCAAAAAGACCAAGCGCAGCAATGCGAGGCCTATCCGTGCGTCTAAGAAAAAGGAGAATAACTAATGGGCCTAGCAACCAGTATTAGCAAGGCATACCTAAAGTCTGGCGCTACCAAGACAGATGTACTGCTTGCAAAGGGCGCGAAGGGTGATTTCAATCAAGCTGGTGAGGTTGGTGTTAAACCAC